TAGGCTTTACCCAGCCTCTTTGATCCATCTCGGCATCAATCCATTGCTTTGCTCCTCCGAGTGTCAATGGGCCAACTATGCCATCTATGGCACCGCTGTAATAACCTCTGTCTTTTAAAATCTGTTGGAATCCTTTCATTTGTCTAATCTTTCAACAAGGTGAAGAAGTTTTTTCATCATTGCTGTATTATTCTCAATGACATTGTTATTGCTGTTTACGGTATCAATGAGTCTTGCACGATCTTCGGTCATGTATTGATCATGTCGTTTTTCAAGTTCTTGTATTCTTGCTTCGTTTTTTTTATGCCAAGCAAAGAACTGTTTGCCCATAAAAATTATAACGCCAATCATTAGTATGGCGAATAGTCCTAAGATTCCGTAATTTGTCAGATAGCTTATCTCTTGGGGTACTTGTAAAAACATGGGTTTAGTGTTTGTATTCAACTATTGGTAAAAATTTTACCCACCAACAGTCTATATTTTTGTTTTCATATATTTGGTGTAACGGTATAATCCAATTTTCTTCTGCATCCAATACAGGGGTAAATGGTTTATATTCATCATAAAATTTATCAGACAAATATAATCTTTCTTCTTCATCTAATAAACCGCCTAACATAGTTTTTAATTTTTAATCTATTGGTGGAAATGGTGGCGATGGCTTAGGTTTATATACGATTAGCGGCAATGTTTTTACCCATTGGAACTCAGGAGTCACACAAAATTCCATTTCCTCAACAGAAATTATCCAATTGTCTTCTATGTCTTGTATTGGGTTAAAATAGCTGTCATCGTCATAAAGCTGACCTATAAGGCTATCTTTTTGCGATTCTGTTAATAGTCCTACGTATGTCATAGTTTAAGTGTTTTATAGCTAAACTTGGCGGGCCAAAGCCACTTGAAAATTTTGTACCGCAGTATAAAAATTAGCTGCTTCGGCATCTAATAAGCTATCACCGATTGATGCAAAAGCAAATTGTTTTGATGAAAATATTTGAGCTATACCATTATTATTTCTTGCACCAACATAAACATCAAAATTTACTGATGATGTTCCTGCAAATGTGTTTGTACCTTTTAAAATACCGTTTAAAAACCCTTTATGATTTGATGATGAATATCTTGTGTTAATATGAAAACCTCTTGAATCAGCATTTGCAAAACTTACATATTGACCTCCACCTGTTGAATGATTTGTGTAATATGCAATATTTGAAATTCTTGAATCAATACCAAATCCTATAGCTGCACCACCAAAATTTCCTATGTCTTCTTTTACTTCATCGACATTTGTTCTAATATAAATCGACATATGATTATTATTAGTCATTGCAGATGGATTCAAAAAAGTATTTGCATATGAATTAGTTCCGTTTCCTTGAACACCATTTGTACTATGAGTCATACCTCCAAAAAAAACAAGCCTAAACGCTGCATTTAAGTCACGCGGATCTTTTAAATTCCATTTATGCAATGCAGCAGTACCGCCCACCATCGGATAAATAGCTTTCATCTTTGTCCAAATGCTTGCTGCTTTCAAATCTAAAACAAGCTGATTAACAGCGTTTAAATTTGTGGCACCTGTTAAGCCCGAAGCTGTGAAAAAAGCCTGAGCATCAGGGTCAAAAGCAGCACCAAAAACGTAAGGATTTATTATCATCTTGTTCCGATTAAAGTAATTTTAAGACCAGTTGCGCTTCCATTACCGATTTGGTCGATGTCTATTGTAATTTCGGCATCGTCTGTAAGCGCAGATGTTGTAATAGTTGCAGGAGTTGCAGCCGTAACAGATGTTTTTTCTGTATTGTCAATGGTCAATTTAGTGCCGAGTACAGAACTGCCGCTTTGATTTATATCAACCGTAAAAATAGAACCCGAAGCCTGAGCCGTTGTTAATGAAGCACGAACACTTGTTAGTGTCATAGCATAAGGCATTCTAAAAGTTACCTTTGCCGTTCCAGTTGTCAATGCTGTTGTTTCATCCGATGCAGCAAGTTGTATCTCTACTGGCTGTTTTTCATTCTTCCAAAGCTGAGTAGCACTTTCATAAACAAGGATATCTTTATTTGCGAGTGTTCCTGCATTGATGCTCACGTTGTGCAATTCATCAAGTTCATATCCGTTGTCAATTTTAACGTATATTTTGCCGTTGACAGCGTGAGCATATTCAACATATCCAATGCGAACCTCGTGAATCGGTGCCGATGGTTTTATGTTTGTTATTGCGCCTGCTGTAGTACCGCTCAAATAAAGCGAATCGCCATCTGACCACGTTTCGCCCTGCAAACTACCTGTTGTATTTATTTTTGTAACCTGACCAACCGAGCAAATAAATCCTTCTTGATTGCCTGCAATATCTTCGCAAACGATACCCAAAGTTCCAGCACTATTTGCATCAGAATCAGCTTTAGCAAGCTTAACAGAAAGTCTTTGACCCGTTGCGCCTGCGACAATTACAACCTCATAGCCTGCCTTTGTTAGACCTACAAGAGGAGTTGTTTTATTTACAACACGAGTGTGTAGATGTTGACCTAAATTTGAAATGGTGTCTCCACCTTTAAGACCTAAGTCCAAAGTGCCTGTAGAATCATTCCAAGCAAGCTCACCAACACCAACTGAATGTCCAAGTGTTGTTTCAAAATCTAAATAATCCAAATCAATTATTGATTTATTATTAGCAGAATTTCCTGAGCCTAATATTTGGTCCAAAGTCGGCACTGCATTTTGTTGCAATGACCAAATTGCTGCACCCATTGTATTGTCTGCACAATAATAAGTATCTCCGTTATCTAAAGTCCAAAGCGAGCCAATATAATAGCCTTTTGTAATGTCATCGGCAGCAGTTGGCGTATTTGCAAAGTTATACAAAGATTGGCGAATAGTGTTGCCTGAGCTGCCCATTATATACCTTACACCGCCCTCCCATTTACTCTCGTAACCGAGTCCGCATATTTCTGCGATACCTTTTAACCCACCTAAGCCTGCATCGATTGTGCCCTCTTGCAATCTGGAATTGTTGTCGAATATTATTCCATAACCAGCATCGAAAATAATTGGATTAGGACCGCTTGTATTGCCAATGTCGAGGACGTCCGCTAAATCCTGAGATCCACCGCCCCCATTTAACTCAAAAAAAAAAGAGCTTGAAAGTAAAGCGACCAAATCATAAGCATTGCCAGAAAAAGCAACTGCAGAAGCTGGCTCGACCTGAGTGTTAGCAATCTGGCTGGCAAATAAAGAGTGCCATTGATTAAAGCCAAATTTAACGATTACTTCGTCCGTCCCTTTTACGTCTAAGGCATTGACATTAACAAAAACCTTTTGGATATTGCCAGCGGCATCCGTTAATACGACGTTCCCAGTCGATTGTTTTACTATGTTCATGAGTAGAATATTATATTAGTTGAAGTATTTTTTTTCGTTTCGCAGGTATGGCAGTGCTTGCCAGTCATATTAAAATATCCGCATCCACAGTTTGTATGGCAGTGCCCACAATCGTCCTCGCAAGGGCAATTTTTAGCGTCAAATAAAGGCAAAAGCGTTTTATTAGCGCAAAGGAAGTTTTCAATCAGTGGCTTTAAATTGTCAATCCTTTGCATCATATTGTCTTGCAGAAAGCGCACGCCAGATACACCTGCATTTTGAGCGAACTCACTGTCATTTTGATAAATACCTTTACTACTTACTTGAATAGTCAAATAAGGCAATACTTCATAGTAAACAGCATAAGCAGTATATCTCAGCAAAAAGTCAGTCCAAAGCGTTTCATATACTGCAGGAGCAGGCGCAATAAACTTATTAACTATTGCCCCGACAGCTGGGTTATAATTGCTCTCTAAGGGATTTTGTTGAGCGATCATATCATTGTATAAGGCAAGCCCCAGAAGTGGCTGTATAAACCTTTCTTCACTATCCTTAATGTGAGGGCTTATTTGATTAACATCGAAACGAGCCGTAACTGGAGCAGGTCGATAAATTCCCGTATTGACTACCTCAGCTGGCTTAATTAGTGTCTGCATTTTCTGTATTATTTTGCTCTTGTTCTATTTGTTGAAACCCTAACTCAGCTCTCATCTCGTCAACGGTCAAAATATCTTTGATCGGAATATCCCCAGCAAAACTCACTGGCATTGGCTTCGCTATATCGAGCGCAATATTGGACCAGTCAAAGCCGAGCCATTTGCCCGCGTCTTGGATAACTGGATTAAGGAACTTTGTAAGGTACAATCTTTGCATCGGACGAATGACCGTATTATAAACAATGTCGAACTCAGAGCGGATTTGTTGATTTGTTCCTAAGCTTCCAGCTGTTCGAAGTCCCGTGAGCGACACCGACCATCTATGTGCTGCAATGATATTAGTCTGAGCCATATTTTGTAAGTTCAAAAATTCGCCCTCATTGCTGCTATTCAAAACTTGAACGTCGCTTTTATAAGTCGGATCTCTCAAAGCCTGAATAAACATTTTGCTATTATTCCCAGTGCCAGTAAAACATTCCTTCATTGCTCGAACTACTTGTTGAGCTTCCTCTTGATTGGCTGAGCCAAACAGCGAAATAATAGCCGAAGGAGTGAAACCATTTTCGAACTTGCTTTGATTAAATTTTGGTATCCTATATTCAAGCTCTGCCCATATCTTTGCGCTCACCCAGTCAGGGATGCCCCAATAAACCAAAGTCGGCTCATAATTTTTTAAGTGAACTATTGACTTTTCAACCCCTCCGATTTTTTCAAAAGCTGGAAAGATAGGCAGGTCAGTTACATTTTGCGGAGTGATCTCCCACGCCTCCTCGAATTCGTCTGAGACACCTATATGAGTAGGATAAATGCTATCCTTTGCAGCCTTTCGAGGTCGGCACCAGTTAATCGGCAAACAGCGCAAATAATACTTTTTTGTCTGACCTACTTTTATCCGCTGAACTTCGATAAAGGCATTGCCAAAGCTCGCAAAATCTTTGCAAATTTTAGCTGTAAGCTCCTCGACATTTAACCCCTCTGGAGTCAATAAAGTTAACCAATCATTTAAACTTTGGATCTGCTCTTCCGTTATTTCAGCCGCCTCTGATTTTGCTGTTTTTAAGCTCGCAAGCATTGACATTGTAGCCGCAGAAACCGTATAAAAGCCATCGCCACCGAAATAATTTACTTTTTGTTGAATTATGCCAGCCGTTGTCGGGCTATTATTGCAAATAGCCTGCAATCGGTCGAGCCTGCAAAGATCATAAGTGCTAAAGGGTACATATTCCCAGACCGTCCGATCTAAAATTTCTTTTGACGGTTCTCTGAAAATATCGTCTACTTTGAAGGGATGCACTCCCGAATTGAGAGAGCCCCACGCATAGACGTCTTGTTTTGGCTTATTTTCGCCCGATATAACGGCTTTTCTTCTACTCATTATTATTGTCTGTCGATTCTGCTTTAAAGTTGTCTACAGCCTTATTTTTTGGCTTTTTTCCTACCAATTCAACGCCCTTGAAACCTATGTGATATAAGTGCTCGAGCTGCTCCTGACTTGCCTTAGACAAATGTACGGTAAAATTCGTATTATAAACCGTACAATCGATAAATTTTTCTTTTACTTTAAACATAAAAACAGATTTTTAATTTAAAAAAGGGGAAGGATAAAAACCCTCCCCCTCCGTATGAATTCCCCAAAATCCAAAAATTAGACTGGAATAGTAACAGTTGAAGCAACTGGAATTGCTTGGACAGTACCTCTTGACGTTAAAGTAATAGTCGATTGGTTCTGGTCGTTAATAGCTGTTCCTGTAACTGTTTCGAAGTTTGTCAGCTGAGCAGGGTAAGCAATTCCCAAAGTTGTCAAAGCGTCTGGAGCGCCCCACATCCAGCGAGTACCGTTGTTCTCCTCATGGATTACGATAAAACCGCAGCAACAATCTTGCAGCTCCTTAATTGCCTCTCTCGTTGCCAAAGCGTGGCATGGAAAAATAGCAACTAAAGTTTGAGTAATAACCGTATTACAGTTTACTCTTTCGCCAGTCTCGGTGAAGTTTGCAGTTTCTTGGTAAGGTTCAAACTCATAAAATTTTGTCGCTCCTACCATTGTGATTGTGTCAATTTCGCCAGCCGTGATATTCAAAGCGGATACATCTTCTTTCGAAGCCACCCAAAACTTAGCTAAACCACCAGCGCAGGCGTTTGCGCAATCTATTGTTAAACCTGTTGTTAAACAGCTCATAGTTATATTTTTATTTAGGTTAAAAAATTAGTATGCAACCGTGATCAGGTCTGAATGCTTGTAGTTGAAACCAAGGTAAAAACGTGATTTCACTTTCAATTTTTCTTCTTCCATATCGTGCCAAGCCATAGCCTGATTGATCGGATTAGCAATATCAGTACCTAAAACAAAGTTAGTACGCTCTGTGTATAGCACAAAGTTAGCGTCCTGAACATTCAAATAGGCATCAGCGTATTGCTGCCAATCGTACATTGGTTTAACCTCAATACCATTGAACGTCAAACGCTGAGCGCCATTAGTTAACAATGTCAAGTGAGCCGCAGAGCTTACACCATTATTTTGCAAATCCTGCAGGTATTGACGGTAAACATTAGCCGAAACTAAGAAAACTTTTTGAGCCTCAGGAACTGCTGACAATACGTTTGTGCTATTTTCCCAAACTGCAGTCAATAAATCAATACCGTCACCAGCGCCAAGCGGAGTGCCTGAGTTTGAATTGATATAAGGAACCAAGTTGTTAGCAACCAATTGTGGAATATAAACAGACCACATACCGTCTGTAATATTTACAGCATCGTCCACGCTTGCCTTGTTTCCAAAAAAAGCAACTTTTAACATCTGTTTGCGGAGAGCCTGCACCATGCGGGTCATTAAAATCTGCATAAATATAGTGCCTTCCAAGTTGCTGCTCTGAGTCCCTGCCTTAAGTTTTTGCTTATAAACAGTGCCGAGAAATTCGTCGTAACAAAGCTCAAGATTAACTTTGATTTCGTCTACTTCGATACATCTTTCAAACAAGCCGAGCGCACCTTTTGGAGTCCAACCGCAACCGCCAGACAGCTGCATAATATCCTCCATAACGCCTACATACCCGATTTGCTGCTTATTGTTAACGAGTACCATTGTCTCGAAAATATCTTCGATTTCAGCGTCAAAAAATACTGGTTTGAAAAGCATTTCCTGCGCTTGAGTGCCTACAAGTCCGATTCTGAACTGTCCAGCTTCAAAAGTTGCCATATATTTAAAATTTTGATTTTTTGAAATAATATTTATTACGCTAAAGTATAAGTAATTGTAATTACCTGAGTAGTGCCATCCGTGTAGTTAAAAACTACCGTACCCGAATAACTGCCAACAGCTCCAGATGAATCTAAAGTCGTTGCTATTTTACGAATATCACTTGGGAATAATGTACCACTACCAATAAAAGTAGTATCAAAAGCAGCTGATAAAACGTCGCCAGTTATAGAAATTGATTCCACTCTCAAAGCATTTGCTCCAATGTTTCGAACGTAAAAGTCAAAGTCTTCATCTGTTCCGCCATCGGGAAAAGCTCCTGCAGGAATAGTCGTTAAGTTATACGTTCCGCCCTCAGTAGCCGAACCTCTTAGAATACCAATTCCAATAGCTTCAGTATCGATTGACAAATCTCCGCCGTTATATGCAAAGCTGAATTTCTTTACACAATCGCAGCCGAGTATATCAAGTTCACCAATTGAGATCTCGATAATAACTGACCAGTCTGAGCCGTTAAGACCTGTAACGTCAAGTGTAAGCTCGTCAACAACACCAGTGCCAACTGCAGTAACAAAATTGCCTTGTCCGTCTGTGATTTGAACTTTTACGTATTTTGTGTCGTAGTCGTCGGTCGGAGTGTTAAACTCGATTGTAGTTGTCCCTGCAGTTGTTGACATATCTAAATCAAGCTGAATATCGCAGCAACCGCCACAATCCTCAATTTTTAGTATCTCAGCATTGGCAGCGTTTGCGAGTGGATTAGTTCGGCTGAAGAAAAACTCCTCAGAGTTACCCTCAACAAAAAAGTTTTCTTTATTAAATGACATTTTATGTTAGTTTTTGATAAGTGAGTTAATAAATTTTGAAGCCTGCACTATCTGCTCCTGAGTGAAACCGATTTCCGCAGTTTTTTCCGCTTTTACGTCGCTTTTATAGCTAATTTTCGCCTGAATTTCAGCCTCCAAAGCTTCGAGTTTGAGTTGTTTTTCCTCGAGCTGTCTGTCCAGAGCTTCGATTTTTGCCTCCAATTCGGCTTTGTCGTCGGTCTTAACTTCCTCTTTTGCCTCAATGGCTGGCTCTTCGGCTTTGTCCTCAACAACGGGAGCCGTCTCGACTTCCTGCTCAGTTATTTCTGCCTTAAATCCAAACATTGCAGCGAGTTGCTGGAGAAAAGTCTTTTTTTCAACTTGCATACTGTTTTTGATTTTATTTGGAATGTTTTTAAATTTTGCCTCTGCTCTAATCATTGCATAAGCTTCTTCATATATAGAGTTTTCCTCTTTTTTCTCTTCGACTATCATGTCAATAAAACCCATCTCGAGCGCCTCATCTGCCGTGAGCCATGTTTCTGCCGACATCATTTTTTTAACTTCCTCCAGAGTCTTTTCTTTGCTGCCTCCGATTAGCTTTCCTTTGCTTTCGAGCTGAGCCGTATAAATTGCAGCCATTTGCTCGTCAAACATTCTCAAAAGCTCGATAGTCTTTTCAAGTTCAAACACGTTCCCTTCAACTCCGCCCCAGCTATTGTGCATCATAAAAAAAGAGTTTTTAGTCATCTCCTTTTTTTTGCCTGCCATCAAGATAATTGTCGCAGCGCTGGCAACAATCCCGATGCCTCTCGTTGTGGTTTTACCTGAATATAAAGCGATCATTTCAGAAATTGCCATACCCTCGATAATAGAACCGCCTGAGCTCGATATATTGATTAGCACGTCCTGACCGCCAGCTTCATTCAAAGCCTTTTTTACCGTGTCTTTCGTTTCGGTGTCTTTGCTTCCGATCGTGCCGAAAATATTTAATTCAAACATCGTTTTATAGATTTTGAACAAAAATAAAGATGTATTTACTCAAAAAAAAACGATAAAATATAAAAAAACCGCTACCCCCTGCAGAGTAACGGCTAAACTAAAAAACCAAAGTAATTATAACACACACACAAATATAAATCTTTATTTTAGATCATAGCGCCAAAGCTCATATTTTTCAATAACACTAATAAGTATTTCGGCATATTTTGGATGAGTTGCATATCCGCACTTTTTTAAACCTCGCGCCCATCTTTTATAATCAGTTCTTTTGAGCTTTGTCAGGTGCCTGTAGTGCCTTGATGTTAATAATCTGGAGTGGTCCCGATATGACCACCACGATGAGCGATAAACAACGAACCTATCTTTCGGAGTGTCATCTTGATAAACCGCAAACTTTTCCTTTCTGCCTTTGTGCCATTTAACTCCGAAGTGGTTATTGTGCTTTCTGGCCAGACTTGATCGTCCGCAGTTGCTCTCAATTATACCCTGAGCCAGCGTTATACTTACTGGTATATTAAACAGCTCCGCTTCCTTCTTTGCAGTCCTTAAATACTTATTGATGTATTGCTCAATGTGATTTTTTGCTGGTTGCTTTTTTAGCGCTGGGAAGGTTGCAGAGCTAAACAAAAAGGCTGTAATTATCAAGATTGTAGTTTTCATAAAAATAAGGATTTAGATTATAAAAAAATATTTACCAATGCCGCTCCTAAGGCATAGCCAGAGCCATAACACAAAGCTAATTTAAAGCGCTGCCAGTTGTTCTTTGCTTCGATCTGATAGGCAAGGAAGGGCAAGCCTAAGAAAGGTCCTATAAATGCCCACCAGACCATCGGCAAAAGCTGCCTATCCGAAACAGCACTAATATAAAACGTACTTGCTATTTCGATAATTACAGCGGCAATAAATAGGATAATGTATTTAGTCTTTAAGTTGCTCATTGAGTTGTTTTATTACGTCTTTAAAACCAAATGGAAAGCAAGTGTATTCCCATAAATAGAACTCACATTGCTCATCTGTCCAGTCGGGTTTAAAATGTTTAACCCAACCTATAAAAGGCATTTTGTTTGCCTGTTCGACTGTTAGTTCTGTCATGGTTATGTCTTAAAGTTTTAAAATGCTGTCTTTCCAGCTGTCAGATAAGTTTTTGTTCAGCGGCTTGCCTTTCTGGAACTACCAAAACCAAGTATTGTTAATGCGTTTTTGAATTATCCCCTGAACGCTAACAGTGGCAACATACGATTTGCAATACTTAGTAGTATTATCTTCGTTCCATGCTCAGCGCTAAGCAGAGGGCTGCTGTCATTTCAAAGGTTTTATTTCCGTGATGGAATCGTCAACAAAAAAGATTTTTAAAGTGTCTGAGCCATTAAAAGGTTGCTCGGGTGCCTTGTATTCCTGCTTAAACTCGCAGCGTAATAATTGCCATACCAAGATCGCCAAAACTATTACCGTGATTATATCTCTCAATCCTTTGTTATAAGAGGGTAAAAAGTAGCAAACTGCTCTTTGGTACGTCTGCAAATAAAAGCGTCTTTGTGCGCCCTCTGCCAAGTTGCGATCATGTAGTCCGCTTCCATTTCAGTCTCGTAAACAAACATAATCCGATAATAATCCCCGACCTGCTCAACCATAGCTTTGTCGAGGGTACACATAGCGAGCTGCTCGGCTCTGATATATTGCGGTGTCTTTGTGCTCATAATCTGGATGCAGTAAATCGTGTCTTGATGTTGAGCCATTGCGCTAACTGAAAGCGCCAGAATAAAAAATAAAGTTTTCATAAAAATAAGGTTTTAAAAAATGATAAAAAGTGTTTAGAAAGGAAGCTCATCGACATACTCGACCAACTTCGCTAATATTTTTCTTTCGAGTTCGTGCTGATCTGCATTCATGTAGTGAGCCGCTTCTGCAGCGTCTTGTTTTTTGTGACCGTTGACTTTAAGCTCAGTTATAAAATGCTTAGTTGTCATATTGACAAAGTTTTCGTCTGGATGCTTAAAAAAGTCCGCTCTAACTTCGACGCAATACTCCAAGCCAGATGCATAATGATAAAATAAAACTTCGCTATGTACAATATTTGGAGCGATGAGACTGGCACGGGATATAAAGTGCCGCAAATTTTCTCCTTTAAAAGTATACTCAATAATAGCACGTTTGTTGAGGCTTTTTTCGTGTGTCAGCTCCACAACCTTAACAAAAAGTAATTGGTTGCTGTAGCCAGTCTCGAGCGAGTGGTGTGTGATTTCTGCGAAGGCAAACATAGTAAGGTTTTTAAGTTATGGCAAAATTGAAGCTCTTAATCTTCCTGTCTTTGTAAGGTATAGCCCCCATAATTGTCCGTCTCGCTGTGCTTTAATGATACGCTTTGCATATGCTTCAGAAACATATTCTGTTAATTGGGTTGAGCTTACATTTCTAACAATGTTTGTGCTGTTTTTGCCTTCAAAAATTGGCAAATCATAAAAGTTCATAGTAATAAGGTTTTTAAGTTTTGAAAGTTCGGTTTTGTAGGCTGACCGAAAACCTTGATGAGGTTAATCAGTAATATCTTTTGCACTTATTGTTCAGATAACCATTTTTCAAAATCTGCATCGGTCAATTCTTTTTCTTCCACATCAACAAACTTTACTTGCGCTTCGGCTAATGTAATATTGGCTATCATGTGATTATCATTTGAAGATGAATTAACCAATCTCCAATAAAGATTATTCCTGCCATCAGGATATTTAATGTGCATAAACCTAACTACCTGCATAAAGTTAGGATTGTCTGGGTGCTTGTGGCTGGTCCAATCTGTTTGCTGTTCGCCAAATCTGTTTGTGATTGTTGTCATAATTTGAAGTTTTTTGTGTGTTAATAATTCCCTTTCGTTGTATTGTAATACAAAGATAGATTTTAATTCTTTAATAAAAAAGCTTTTTCAAAAATATTTTTCATCCAAAGCTAAATTTTAACACTTTTTTTTAAAAATCAAACTTATTAGGCAGAAAATAGGCTGCATGATTGCCCAAAATATGATAAATTGCTGTTTCTTCCAGTGGCAAAACCTTTGTGAGTTCCGTTACTGCAATAGCTTTTTTGCCGTACCGCTCCAAATATTCTGGATAAACCTTAATAACTACATAGCGATTGATTACTGATTGCCTTACAATATTGTACTTAAGCAAATAAAAGATGATCGCCTGCAGGTTAGGAATTTCGCCCAGCTTTTCCTCCAGTTCTGCAGCTAATAAATGACAAAATAAGCGCCTCGAATTTTTCTGCCTATCCCTCGTCAGGTTTATAATCATAGCTCTAAATTTCGAAAATACATAATAACCTTACCTTTGCAGGCTGGGCAGCTTAAATCTTTTTTCATCCGCTTTTCGACATTTTCTCCCCTCTGAAATACCTTAATAAACCGATAGTAAAAATAAAACATTCTTTCGAGGTCTGGGTATGGTATAAGGATTGATGTTTTATTGCGCTCCATAATTTCTCGAACCTCTGGCAGGTGCTCCGCTGGTATTTCTCTAATATACATAAGGATAATTTTTAAAATGATGCTGTCGCTCTTATTTCTTTTCTTTCGCTCCTTCCCTTTTCGACGTCGTCATCAGTGCTGGCTGTATAAACAACCTGCAGACGATCAATACGCCCCTGAGTTTCTAAAACAAGGTCTTGCATAACTTTAAATCTGTTTTGCTCTTCACCTGCTCTATTGAGGCTATCTTGCAGGAATGCAGAAGGAGCGCCCACCACTCCCCCGAGCGCAAAGTTTGGTATCCGTGCCGCCTTTAAAGTTGAATAACCTATCCGCCTTTGTTGATCTTGATTAAGTACGACCTCGCCAGTTTTAAGCGTTGCCAGTACATTATCTCCATTACTGAGTGGCTTTATATTGCCCCTGCTCGTAACTTTGCCACCGTCGGCAAATTGGACAATCTCGTCGCCCTTACCAACGACTCCGCCCCGAGCGAGTGGCTGAGCTGCAATGATAGCAGTCTGGGCAGCGCCAGCAATACCGACCGCAATCGCCCCAGCTATTCCAGTAGTTGCAAAGGCTCTTGTAACTGCTAAAGCCGTGTTAATAATAGACTGAATTATAGCAATTGCTTTTTCTTTTTTAGCTGCTCTTTTTGCGGCTTCCTCCCTTGCCTTTTCTATTGCTGCCTGATTAGCAACCTCTGCAGCGAGTTGCTGCTCATAGTATCGACGTCTAAGTCCAAAGCTATTGTCGAGCTCCTCCTGTAACCTCTCTTGTCTTAGCTGGCTCCTTTCAATGTCAGCATCGAATGCGGCTTGCTGCCTTTCATTTGCAACGGCAAAAGCTTCCCCGATTAACCCAATCCCTTCGTTAAAATATTCGAGGACCTGCTCGAATTGGTCTTGCTTAATTTTTGCCTGCTCATCTGCATTTTTCTTTACGTCCTCAGTCTGCTTTTTTTCCTCCTCTGATAAATCAGTAAATAACTTTTGACGTGCTAATAAAATTTCGTCATATTCTGCCTGAGTAATTCCAACCTTTAATTTTCCGTTTTCGTCTAATAGCTGAGCCTCCGCATCATTAAGGGCTTGGATCTGGTTTCTAATATTGGCAATCTTGTTGATTGTCTCCTGCTCCGCTGCCAGTTTTATCAGCTGCTCTTTCTTTTTTGCGTCCGTTTCCTGAGCTAATAACTTGTTGAGCGTCTCTTGGTTTTTAAGCTCTCTTAATTCGCCTTGCTGCTCGATATATTCAAGTTCGGAACTAAGTGCCATATCTCGTAACTCTTTGAGCTTTTCGACCTGCTCTTTAGCTTTTTGCACTTCCGACATCCTTTGCTCTTCATTAACCTTTTTAAGGGCATCTGTTTTTTGTTGCTCATATTGTATTAAGATAGTTGCCTGAGCCTGAGCTACCGCTTGCAATAGGATAGCATTTTCCTTTTGTACCTTTAAAACTTCAGCCGAATTTTTACCGAAGGTCTTAATCAACTCCGCTTCCCTTTCCTGCGCTGCGATAACTAAATCGTCATACTGCTTTTTAAGGTCTGCTTTTTGTTTGTCGAAATTATTGTTAATCTCTGCAACTTCCCGCTCGAAACCGTCTTTAATATTTTTGATGCGTTCCTCAATTGCCTTAGCGCTGAGATCCGCTAATAATGCGGCACGTTGTCTGGCTTGCTTAACTTCGTCTTCCTGAAACTTTGCACGGTCTTCAGCTAACTTTTTAGCGGCATCCTGAGCATTTTTTATAGCTGCGCTGTTTGCATCCCGATCAACTTTTACAATCTTTTTGGCTGCTGCTTTTGCATCGGCTTCCCTCTTTGCGTCCGACTTCTTTTTACTTTCCTCGTATGCTTTATTGAATGCGTCGTTAAGTGTACCCTGATCTTTATTTGCTTCCGCCCTGCGTCTCCTTAAATCGTCAATAGCTCCCTGTACATCGGCACCAAAAACTTGCTGTACCTGCTTTCCGAATATCTGAGCATCAAGATACAAAGACTGGAAAAAGTTTACAAAGTTAGTGCCGAGCTGTTTTAATGCCGCAACAACACCAGCAAAGACTGCAGGCAAATTTGTCATTCCTTCATAAACCTGTGCAATGCCGTTGCCTATTGCCTCGAATATTGATTGTAAAAAAGGTGACTGGTTAATAAAATCAACAAAACCCCTAATCATCCAAGCTATCCCTTCCGCAATAAGTACTAACTGGTCAGCCAAAACTTTAATAGGAAATAAAAATACTTCGATTACTTTTGTGAAAGTTGACGTTTCTTCACCACCAAGCTTAAACAATTTTAATAGTGGAGCAAAAGCTTGTCCTAATCTCGTGAAAGCATCCCCTACTGGTCTAAAGATTTCAATCAGCTTTGCCAGTACCAAGAACAAACCTGTTTCGACTGCCTTCCCAGCTGTTTTAAACGTATCGTTTACGCCCTGCAATTTTTGAGCGACCTCAACTTGACTCGCTGCGAGTTCTTTATTTGTATTTAGCAAACTTCTATTTCGCTCCGAAAATTCAGTAACTCCACCGCTGGCAGCCTTAAAAGCTGCAGGAAATTCCGCAATATTATTTAAGTAGTCGTCCGCATTGCCCTGCCCTTCAACCAGTGCCCCTTCTAATCTCAATAGCGCATCCTCAAAACCGATGCCGAGCTGCTTACTCAATGCCTCTGCCGCCTTACTGATTGTCTTTGCATCCGTGTCGAAAGTGTCAGCCAGTGCCGTTGTGCTTGCTGTGAGCTTGTCGAGGTCGGTACCATAAGCGCCCGAAAACTCCGCAACTGTTTCTCTGGTTTCGTTTATTTTGCTTATAAATTCGTCAAGCCTTTTCATTGCCTGCCCGATCAACTTTGCAGCCTGAAACGCTACAAAACCACCGATAAGAGCCTTACCAAAGCCAGTGAGCTGCCCTTCTCCGTTTCTTAGTGTCGAATTAAAAGCCTCAAATCCAGGAATAGTCTGTAGTAATGATCGTGTGACCTTTGCAAAAGTTTTCGGATAATTACCGACGTTGCGCTGAAATTGCCCGACCTGACCGTCTACATTTTTAAGCGTTTTGTCAAGCTGTTGAATCTCTTTTTGCATCGCATCAAGCTCCTCAGTCGTTTTCGAGCCATCCAGAGCAGCATTTTTAAACTCTTTTCGTAGTTTGTTGAGCTTTGCCGACAGTTGATCATAAGCTCCGACCGCTTTTTCTGGTAAAAACGACTTATTTACATCGTCCTGAGCCTTTTTTAGCGCTTTTTGTGTCGCTGTCATTTTGCCCAAAGTCTGGCTCAGCTCCTGAAACGCCTTATTCCCCTCTTCCGTACTAAGGTCGAGCGCATTCATTGCCGCCTGAGTCTGCTTAATTTCGGCATTCAATTGGTTTATTGACTGAATACCGTCTATATTTATTGTAAAACCGACTATAGTGTTTGACATTTTATACCGTGTTTATTTTTGCTTCTAAAATTGTACTTCTTATGCTTCCATCAGCCCCGACTTCCTTATTATCTAAAACAAAATAGGTCTTTGTACTTTGATTTTTCGCCACGTCAAAGGTATTTATTTCCTGCAGGATATAAGTATTGTTATTTATGAAGATTTTGTCTCTAAAGGTCAAATTTTGAATCTTAAGCACGTCCCAAAGGATAAACAATTCGAGATACTTCCCTCCGCTCCTCCTGACCATTTCCGAAAGATAAAATCTTTTAAGCAACCCTGCCACCGCCAGACCGTTTACTGTTACATCGCCAAAGCTGAGAGAGGTCTGAAAGCCTGTTGTATCATTGTAATCGACCATGTAGTTAAGCGGTGTTTTGTAGTCAACAACTGAGGTACCGTCAAAAACATTTATAGTTCCGTTTTCGTCACCAGTTGAAACTGGATCGGACACTAATAAGCGAGGCAGCATTTGAGAAACAACTTCTGTACCAGTGCCAGTCTCCAAAAAGTTTGTAGCCCAGACAATCGGAATCATAGGAGTCTTTAAACTATCTACAAATTTTATTTCATTGTCAGCTACTACTAAAGTCGGAGCAAAAAAAGGATTATCAATTACACTCTCACCAACTTTAAACCTATTAGTCGGGAATTGAAAGCGAGCCTCTAATATTCCTAAATTAGCATTCAGGTTAAGCGCTTCGACTGTTGGGTCATTGCTGTCGTCCTTCCATTTTAATCGGAGCTGGCTTAGTTGTTTAGTGTCGCTTACCAATTCACCGCCCTTGCTTAAATCTACAAATGGAGTATAATCCAAGCCCTTTTGTGCTGTATAAAATCCATCTTCGAGCTGTAATGATGCTGGTCTACTTTCAAGTATAAAATCGTCCGCTGGTTCAATATAAACCGTCCTGCTGCCCTCGTTTGTTTCGAATACTAAATTGAAAGCATGAGCGAGCCCTCTAATTAAATCAATAGCTTTGAGTGAAGGGTCTATAAAATATTTTAAATCGACATTGAAACCGTCAACTACTTCAGCTTCTCCGATTATATCCATATTTATAACAAAATAGGTGCTCGGGTCTGTGCAAGCCGCTGAAAGCTCCAGCCCTATATATTCCCCTGCAGTTAAATTTATAACCTGACTTTCAATTGACAAATCAAAATTTCCAGTCGATAAAGCACTAATATTAAAATAGGTCGCACCAAGATAAACTCCAAAAGTTCCATTCTTTATAATGCCTCCGTCCATGCCCCATGTCCCAACGGTCGAAAATACTTGAATTCTAAACCTTACCACAAAATAACCCGTTACGGGAGCCAGATAAAAGCCTGAATAAAACCCAGCCACATTGTAAGGGTTTGGAGGGTTCGGAGGGGTTAGTGTCTGATTAGTAAAAACAACTGGAAAATAATTTCCGTTCGGGTCGTTTATAGTTTCGTTTACTGCTATATTCAAATAATCTTCGCCATAAAGCCCCATTAAATACCTGCTTAATATAGGCACTGGCATAATAAGACGTTCCGCAAAAGCTGAGCTAAAGAAAAATGAGATCATTGTATACCCTATCGAGTTGAATACCTTATTTAAAACATCAACTACAAAGATAGCAGGGTGCGAGTCCTCCAAAGCATCAAGCTGTCCTAATGTCGTATAATCTTTGAGCTTTAAAGGTAAGTATTTAAAATCGTCTGTTGGGTAGCTATTATACCAGTGAGTTAGGTTATCAAGATAGGAATAAGTGTGAGTAGTAAAGGGTAAATCCTTTATAAGCAAATCGCCTATTCGTGTACTCCAGTCTGCATTATTTCCGTAAAAAGCAACTTTATAAGAGCGCCCCTGCCAGAAATATTGGTCCTGCCTGAGAGTAACCGACTGCAATTGACAGCGCCCGATAAAAAAGGGCAGACCATCCACTTCAATACTCGCAGATAAAAAAGCCTGCTCTAAAATTGTGTATGTCGCAGGATCATAAAATTGATTAAAAATATTATCATTGTGCTTTGTAGCTGGCAGCTCGAAAGCATACTCTGAGCGACTGCCCGAGTTAATTGCCAGTCCTTCCCGACTTCTCAGGCTATATGTTAATGGCAAATTCAAACCGTTTGGAGGCAACTCAGCGACCTGACCGTCAATTATGATTTTAATCTCCGCCATTTAGTTAGATTGTACGCTTATATAATTAGCCTCAACAAATTGGATAACTACGTTTAAAAGTTCGTCGTTTTCGCTTAGTGTTATTTTGCTGTCTTGAATTACAACTGCTATAAGTCCGTCGCTCGTCTCCATGTAAACCTCTGGAGAACTTAAAAGCTCAGCTATCCAAGCGCCCTCCGCCTCGCTATAAAAAGAGCTTTCGACCTCGTACTCCTTTGTCACTTCCTGAAATATTTTAAACATTCCTTTGTCGTAACTTGTCGCAGGTGGTGCACTTGTCGCCCAGCTAAGCGGCTTTTGTGCAGTCTCGCTCTTTGTTCTTTCCTCAACTTTCTTTTTGCTCGTGAAGGTGTAAGCGTCTGATCCCCCTAATCTATTAAGCCAGTGAAGGCGGACCGTCCTCTCGTTACAGCACTCAACCACTTTGTACATATATTTAACTCCGTGCAATACAAAAGTCGAAGGTAGCGTCAAATTTCCAGCTTGTATCGAGTAATAATATCCCGTTGGGATTCCTGTCATTGGATTGCTCGGTGTCATTGTAGTAGCTTGCAGCTGTTGGATGCCTGCTCCGATTGTTCTCGGTGTGAGCGTCGAGCCTGGTGTTATTTGAATAAAGCCAGCCGTGCCGACAACGTTTTGATTGGCATCATAAACAATAACCCTGAGCGCATTTGTAGTGCTGCTCGGGACGTATGACATTGTCAAATTTTCACCGCTGCAAATAGGGATTGGGTTGGTTGTTTTTGTCGTTGCAGTTGGATAAACACTTCTTTGATTTGTTAAGAAATAGCGATCATAAACGCCCCCAACCGTTGGATTGTCAATGATATAATCATTCATACTCATATTATTCCAGTTCCTCGTTTGGCGTGTTCCTGCTATTGCAGGGTAACCAGTGCTCACCGTGTCAGTTGTTACAAATTGTGTCAATAATCCAGTTATCGGATCATTGTAATAGTACGAAACTATAATGCCGACCCTCGTATGAATGTCAGCGCTTGCAACCTCATAAGCTGCATTTAAAGTATTTAGAAAGACCGTTGTTTTTTGCTGTCCTTTCGGAGCGCTGTATGTCTGCAATACCTTTGCCACGTCAAACACAAAATAATAAGTCGTCCCGATATTATAGGCTGGCGCTTTCTGCATTGAGGTAACTCCAACACCGTCGACCACTATTGAAGCCTGAGCCAAAACAAGTGGATCGGAGCTTGTCATCGACATAACAAAAACATTCGGTCTATACTGCGAATTGAGCGTAAAGAGCGGAGCTGTTACAAGTGCCATATTTATTTATTTAATAGGTCGTTTGCTTCTGGATCGTTAGCCACATTAGCATTAAAATTATTTATAAATCCCTCTTCTGTCTGAGCCCCTGCACTTTGAGTTTTAATTGAAACCCTGACCACAGAAAATTGTCCGCTCGTGTTTGCCGCCTCGTATTTTGTTTTATAGACAATAGGGTAAAGTATTACATTGTAAAGCTTCTCAGCTGCATTATTCCAAAATGTATAAACAGAGTATGTCAAATTTGTATTGCCAGCCGTTGAAAGCTGCTCATTGAGATCGTCTTTTAATTGTGTTGCCTGTTCGAGTGTCATATATCTATATATTTTATTTTTAATGAATCTGAATTTTTCTTTTTTACCTCTGCAAAGCTGCTCAAAAACATGACGTTTATAACCTTTGTAAGCGCCTCCGATATAAGCTCCTCAACCTCGTCCGAACTTTCCTTAATACCTTCCTCAACTGCTCCAGTCTTTTTATCCAAAGGCATCCCGAACTTTTTGTGCTTATGTGCAATGGCAAAAGCAATCCGCTCCGCTTCCTTATCATTTGCATTAAACCTGAGTTTTGCATACATCTTTAAGCCGTCAATATATTTCGAACTTTTCGCCCCTGAGCCTGGACTGAATGGAATGCGATTGGCTGGCACTCCATAGTTTAAAATCATACCATAGTCAAGTAAAGTAAACTCGATAAAGGCACTTGTTACCGTCGCATTTACGCTGTAATCAATTGAATTGACCAGAGCGCCAGTTAGTGTCCGCCCCTGCATAATAAACGCCTGCTTGACCGCTTTTTTTACGACCTCGCCGACCTGCTCCCCGAGCCTTTGATATATGTCTTGTGTATCTGTCATAATATCGTTTTAGAATTACTAATTTGGCTTGCTGTACCTACTATGTTAGTAGCTGTTACCTCGCAGGTTATTGTTTCGCCTGAGTCAATTAGTTGAGTCGTATACTCGCTCGTAGTTTCGCCTGCAATGTCAATACCGTTTCGTTTCCATTGATAACTGTATATTATTGGAATAGTGCCAGACCATACCCCATTATCAGTTACTTTTAAAAGAGCGCCAACAATATTACTTCCACTTATTGTCGGAGGAGTTGTATTAACTGGAGCTTGAAATTGCGCATTTTCATAGTCAATCGTTAGCAAAGGTAAATCGTCATAAGGAGCAGGAAGTCCCGCAACATTTACAACGTCTGTCGGACAATCCCAAACGTACCAAAGATTAAAAGCCAAGTCTACCAATACTAAATTTTCATTGTGAGCGTCACTCAAATAGTCGATTGTAATCGGGTTTTGTATCCCTGCGCTCATTCCGTTAACTGGCAACCTCGCTATCCTGTTAAACTCTGATATAATATTTATCGCAAGCGCTTCCATTTCTGCCTGAGCCTCAATTATACTTTGGTTTATATAGCTGCCATCGTTCTCGTAATATTGCGGACGGCTCACAACCATCCTGCAGCGGAGCGAGCCCTTAACTGATTTTTCTTTTACCTCGATTGTAGCTGTCGGGTACATAAATTGCACCGCAGGATATAACCGCCCGAGTGCATTGTCGCCAGTCCAGTTGTTCGAAATATTGGCATTGATGTCGGAGTACCAACCGTAATGATAAAAACCTATTCTATTAGGAGTTTGTTGGTTTATCCCGATGCAAACAACGTTGAAAAGATTTGATATTTGAACTAAATTCATAATGAATTGTGAAATTTTGCGCCAGTCCAACCCAGCATAAAGAGTAAAATTGCGCTAATCGCCTTCACTATATCTCCACCTGCAAAAATCGCAATAATTAGCGCCAGCGTTCCAAAGATACAACTAATTAAAATAATACTATTCAATAGAACTTTTGGATTTACTCTCATTTTTACGATTTTTTGCTGTGAACTTCTGATAATCTTTTTTGATAGTCCGCCTCTGCTTTGCAAGCTGCTAAATATGTGAAAGCCTCGTATAAATCCGCTTGCTCTGCCGACTGAAGGGGCGTGAGCGTTGGCTGGTTAAATATTCCGCTCTCTGCAATTGCTTTTAATGTCAGGTACCAGCCGAAACTGGCATTTAATTTTTCGATGCCTGCTTTGCGTTCATCAAATCCTGCGCTGCCGTATAAATTAGAAAATTTTGCTGCGATATTTCGCTTCGTTTCAGCAAAAAAAAAGCAACCTTCAGACAATTTTCAAGATTCCAATTTAAAAACATCTCTTCACGCTTGAGTAGTTTGTCGCTGTACATCTCGCCCTCTTTGCGGACCAAAACACACATAATTTTAGCCAGAGCGCCAAAGTTCCCCTTATCCAAGTCTTTTAGGTTAGCTTCGAACTGCGATGCCTCTGCATACTCAATAAGCGTGCTTTTTTCCATGTATCGCATTGGCAAATACCAAAGCTCATCATTAACTAAAATTACATTTGTGTACTCTGGCTCCTCGTAATTGTTCATTATTCGAATGATAGTTGAGTAAAGGTACTCCAATTGCCCGACGTTCATGCCCTCGCCATGCTTACCGCCCCCGAGTATAACCTCCTCCGATATGCCGACAGCAAAGTGAGCAACAACCCGAGCAAAGTAAGGATAAACTTTTCTGTACATGACAACGTCGTCGCAAGCGTGGACCGCCTCGTCGAATTCCTTCCAAGCCTTTTCCTTTTCCTGCTCCGTTTCTGCGCTATTCCTCGCAATTGATGCCTCTTCGATACGTCTAAATTCCACTGGCATTGTAGGCTCGACAAAGGTAGCAAAATCAATATACTGCTTTAGGGTTATATCCGCAAGTTCGGAGGGGAAGGTAAATGAGCCGCCAGTTGAAATGCTAATATTATACATTTTTTTTGCGTCCTTTTTTTGGTAACAAATCTCCGTCGGTTTCGTCAATTGCCAGTAAGTTTGTCGGCTCTTCCTGCTCTTCCCTTTTCTTCGCTGCCTCCATTAGTCCGATAGTTTTGGGCTTTTGTTTTACATTTTCATTTAGTACCGTTGTGGGCTTAACCTCTCGTTTGAATTTAGTATCCCTTACCTTTTGACCGTGATTGTGTTTAAGGTAGTTAGCCGTTTGATTAAAAAGCGCCTTTGTAGTAAAGTCGTGGCTGTAAGCGTTTAAGATCGCCATCCATTGCGCTCCGATCTGGAGTTCTTCATTTGTCATAATATTGAATTTTGGAGTTATTAAAATGGCAGCTTATCCTCTGCCTCGTTACTGCTTTGAGTGTTTGCTTTGGCACCGGTCAAGACCTTGACCATATTTGCCTTAATGATTGTTTTTTTGTCCTCAGTATAATTTATTTCGCCCTCTACAAAAACCGTTTCGCCCTTTTTAGCATCGAGCTTCCACCACGCTAAGACAGCATGCCAGTATGTCTGCTCTACCCACTTTTTATTATTGTCATAATAGCCCGACGTTGTGGCTATGTTTAATTTTGTGAAGGGCTTTCCGTTTTTGGCTTCCTTTGTTTCGGTGTCTGAGCCTAATCGCCCGACTAAAGTTACTTTGTTGATCATAATTTTTATTTATCCGTACGCTAATAATCCCTTTGTCTGTCCTTTTTTAAGCATTCCGAGCGCCCAGTATCTGCAAGCGTCCCACGCGTGGTTAAACGCATCCACTGGTAAAGGTAGTTTTTTTCCGTCTCTTGCTTCCTTCCATTTGTAATTTTGTGCTTCCTTAATCCAGTTTTGGCTGCCCCTTGTTAAATTGATTTTTCCGTATTGCTTTAATAAATTTATTGAGTATGGTATCGAGTCGGGACCTTTTTCCGCTGGCATAATATTCCATCCGTACATTTTCAGCTCGTAGATGCTTTTCGGGTCCGCAGAGTCCGCAAATATTGGCTCGCTTTTTCTTATGCCGTGATCAATAAATAAAGCGTTTATATCTCTATTTGTTAAACCAGTTTGATAAATAACCTCCCTGCCGTAAATCTCACCGTCCGATATGCCGCATTCGACTAAAGTTGTCGGATCATTCGTAAAACCAAAATCCAGACCAAAAGCTCTTTTATCTAAATTGTAAGGCATCTCTTCTACTATTCGATAATCAAAAACAGTACCCTCAATTTTTCCAGTCTGCCCGAGTCCGTAAACCCTCCAGAGCATCGGATCTTTTTCTTTTAGCTTCAAAATGCCTTCGACTATAGTATCGCTTACAAAATTATTGTGCATGAAGTTAGAGATAAAATAAGCGACATTTTCATTTCCGATTAGCTTTTCATGTACCCAGAACTCACTATTCGGATTGTAGTCAATAAATACCCTTTTGTCAGTCCTGAGGTTAAGCTCGTTAAATATGTCGTAATGTACACCGTTTGCTTCATTCACAAATAAGACCTGTCGCTTTCCGTTTTTTGCGTCCTGAGCAGTTTGATAACTCGTGAACTCTAATATAGAGCCGTTCTTGAATTTGTAGCACTTTGAAGTCCTATTAAACCCACCGTCTAAGCTCGCTAAAATGAAAGGTGTCTCCGCTGCGATTTTTTCGCTATCTCTTATACTTCCCTTTGCAAGATTTGGATAGTCCTGCCCGACTACCGTAATAACCCAGCCAGCATTTTCAATAGCTAAGCAAAAAAGCACCTGCATAATTGCGTATGTTTTTCCCGCTGCCGTGCCCCCCTGATTGATGCAAATAACTTTTTTCTTTCGATCTACCTTTGCATACTTTTCTGGAGTTCTATTCCATAAAAAAATAGCTGTTGTGTTCATTAGTCTGGCTTATAAGGTAAATTCTCTTTTCCCTGCACTACATTGATTGTAAAGTCTATTTTCTCGCCCTCTGAGCCAGTTATCTCAGTGCGTTGTGTTGCTTTGCCAAAGGTATAACTCAAAAGCATGTCGACTGCCTTTAAATCGCCTTTTAGCGCCTTATTGACCACTACCGACATAAGACCGTCAATTAACTGCGTGCCGTTCTTTTCCTGACTGAGCAGGTCCTGAAGCACGACTTTAATGTCACGAATTGGCGGACGTCCTTTCGGGTTGCCTGACTGACCTTTTTTAAACTTTGTGTGTTCTGGTGGTACTCCTTTCATTTCCCTGATTTTACCCTGTTAGTTTTGGCTTTCTAATTTTTTGAGCATGGTCGTGAGTGCTTCCATCCGCCCCTGAATTTTGTCGAGCTTATCCTCGATTAGATCGTCCGACGGGTTGCTCAAAACAAACCAGCTGAGCATCTCGCTGCAGCCTCGTAAATATTCGTACTCCCTGCGGAGCCTTGTCCTATCGTTCCGTGTCATCCCTCTATTTCTTTAACTTTTCTTATCGCATAATCGACGCCCTCAGTTCCGCCCCAAGCGTCCCACATTATCGTTCCGCAACCTTCCTCATAACTCTTCCCAGCAAACCTCCTGAACCTTTGAAACGCTGCCATTCTTTTGATAGTGTCGAAGCTTATTGGCTCTCTATTTGCTAACTGATTAGCTCGTGCCCAACCGACTGGAGTGCCGCATCCTCGAGGGTTCCCAGTTTCATCTCTCCACTTTAGCGCCCTCTTTGCGTTTGTTGTAGCTGCCTGCGGATAGTCCGTGAAAGTTTCCTGAGCTAAAATTTTCTTTTGCGCTTGCTTTTCGTATGTGACAAGACAAACTGCATACCGTTGTTTCTGGTCTGGATAGTCGGTATTCATATTTTCGTCTGACATACAGCGGTTGATAAATTTGTCGACGTCTTCGGCTGGTGTTGGCGTGGGTATTGGCATAATTATTTAATTAAATTTAGAAACTCGTTTCGAGCTTTGTCATCTTCTTTAAAAGCTCCAAGCATTTTGCTCGTAACTGTCCACGTGTCGTGCTTTTTTACTCCTCGCATACACATACAAAGATGTTGAGCTTTTAAGCTTACAGCAACTCCGACTGGATTTAATTCCTTTTGTAATCGTTCTGCTATTTGTGTTGTTATTCGTTCCTGATTTTGAAATCTGTTTGCATATAAGTCAACAGTTCGAGCCAGTTTTGATAGTCCAACTATTTTCTTATATGGTATGTAAGCAATATTAGCAACTCCAAAAAATGGCGCTGTATGGTGCTCGCATAAAGAGTAAAAAGGTATATTTGTTTGCAATATCATTTCGTCAGTTCCCTCTGCATCAAAAGTTGTAAAATTAAAATCTTTCGGCTCCAGAAATTCTCGCATAAATTTTACATATCTTTTGGGAGTTTCGATTAAGCCCTCCCGAGATATATCCTCTCCAAGCTGCTCCAAAATTTGTTGAAAATGCCATTCAGCAGTATTTATAGTATATTCCATAATTTATGATTTTGCACTGATAATTTCCATTTTGGATTTTGTAAACAAAGGCTTATGCAATGTTTTAAATTTTCTGCATTTATTGTAAAACCGTCCGAGTGCGGACTTATCCAATAATGTTTTGCTTCAATTGCTGGTTGAGGTATATCTTGCCCTTTGTGCCTTACATATCTGAGCTCGTCGCATCCGTTTGGAAAATTCTTTTTAATTATATGCTCAGCAACTTTCGGGCTTATACAAACAAAATCTAATCCATTACATACTGGATTAAGACCAGACGTTTCAATCGCCTGATAGTACCCTTTTTGTGCGAAATAGCTTATAATTTCATCCGTAAGTTGGTCTGTCGGTTCCCCACCTGTCCAAGTTATTTCCCAGCTTGGCATATCTTTTATAAAATTATACAACTGATCAAGTGAATACTCTTTGCCAGATTCAAACTCTGTGTCGCATTTAATACCCATTGCAGCACATGCAAATTTCGCTTTGCAACCTTGTAATCTGATAAAGATTGTCGGAGTGCCTGCTCTCGCTCCCTCGCCCTGTAAAGAGTAAAATATTTCTGAAATTTTAAGGCTCATAAATTACTGTGCTTGATTTTGTTTCACCTAATTCAATTCTAAAAATAGGCAATTTTGTTTCGTTCCTTATTCGAGTAAAAAGCCATATTGACATATTTTCTGCTGATGTTTCAAAAGGCAAAGATAAGAAAGGCTCTCCAGCCAGTTCTAATATGGCGCAAAGTTGATCTTCTTGGCTGAGTAGAAACCAATGACAATGCTCTTTTATTATAGGTTCGACAAGTTTGTCTATATCAGAAAATAAACAAGTGACACCTCCTTCGCCTATAAAATCAAATTTAAAAAAACATTTAACATCGTATGTATGACCGTGAATACGTCCGCATTTTTCGCCTGCTGCTTTATTTCTGTGAGCAGCATAAAAGTGATATTTTTTTTCTATTATCATTATTCTTAATTTTTGTAAATTGTTTCATCTTGTATATCAGCTTGTATAAATGAATTCTTCCTATTTTTACAACTATCACAAATTCCACATTGAACCTCTTCATTTAAATAACAAGACCAACTTTCGAATAATATATACTTATTAATTTCATATGCTTTTTGTATAAGATTTTTTTTATAAAAATTTAACATACTGGCAGAAATAATCTCAGTTTTATGGTCTTCTTTGCGCTTTCCTTTTTCATAAGCTTGATTCATTGCTGTAAAAAATTGTGGAGAACAATCTGGGAACATATATTCATTATTTTCATCTAATGTTAAATCATCCAAATGGCTACCAAGAATAACCTCATCATACTGATGTGTCATAGCGTAAATATATGCTAAATTAACGAATACTGAATTTCGTAATGGAACAACGACAGAGCCTTTAAAAGTATTTTCTACTTCGATATTATCATTGGTTAATTGATTTTTATCACCAAATATAAATTTTAAACTGCTGATGTCAATTATTATATGTTTAGCATAAATTTTTTCTGCTAACTTTTTACTTTGCTTAATTTCGTTAGATGCCTTTTGTCCATAATCAAAAGTGATTAAATCTACAACATTACCCTCTTCCCTTTTAATTAATGACATAGTAGTAGAGTCTAATCCACCCGAACAAATTACTAAACACTTTTTCATATTATTATTTTATTTTCCATTGATTTACTAAATTTTAACCATTCACCAAAATTATGCATTGCCAAACCAAGGTGATTTGAAATACGCTTTTTTGATAAATCTACTTTGACGCTTTTGATAAAATCACCATCAAATTTAAAAATTGTTTTATATCTATTTCCTGCAGTCCACGCACTTGAGTCCACTGAGTGAAAGGGAATGCGTTTTAAACTTTCCATTCCCGTAATTCCAAGACCGTGTACTTTTGTATTATGTTCTTTTGCTGATAAAACGAATTTATTAAACATTTTATAGTCGCCCCACGCCACATCTTTTCCAGCTATACCGATGGCAATATAATCATAATCTTTGCACATTGCTACCCAATCATCAAATCCTCTATTTTTATGGAATACAGGAATCGTTTGTTTGAAAGTTTTGTTTTCGATTTTTGCTCGTAATTTTTTTACTTTATTATAGCCGTACACTGCATCAACATCCATCTCAAAAAAAAGATTAATATTGTGATTGTTTACGAACTCGATGTATTGGTCTGTAAAATAGTCGATGTCAATATTGATTTTTTTTTTGCTCATAATAAACGTAAAGGCACCACTATCTAAAATATAACGATTGTAATATTTTATCTTATCAGTAAAGTTTATATTTTTGCCAACGTAATAAAATGAATCTAATCGGTTAAAATCATATTTATAATGCTGAAAAACTTTCTCGCCGTATGCTTCTCCTGCTAAATAAACAATCATATTCCTAATAAATTTGCAATTATATTTTCTTTACTGCCTGAATGTTTTTTCAAAGCCTCAAGCACTGAATTATAATCCTCCTCTGTATATTCGAGTACAATTTTAAAAACTTGCTCTTTCTCCTCCTGATTTGATTCCTCAAAAAATTGATCCAAATCAATGTCACTATCCGTTAAATATGTGGGCACATCCAGCCCCCACTCATCTAACTCAACGCTGTCCCACTCATTCGCCAAAAGTTCCCAGTCGTGCTCCCCAAAACCTACATTATCTTTTATTGTAATAGCTCGCAGCTGCTCCGCTGTCGTATCTTTATCAAGTACCTTGCAGGGCACCTCAGTAAATCCGAGTTCCTTGCATGCCTGAAAGCGCATATTGCCGCCAATAATAACAAACTTTGAGCCGTGCGGATAAACTAAGACTTCCCTCATTCCAAGCATTTCGGGATTATCCTCAATACTTTTTTTTAACTTTTCGAACTTTGCGTCCTTTATTAAACGTGGATTTTTTGGAAGTCCCTCTATTTGCCCCTTGTTTGTTTCCAGCTTTGCGAGTGCTATATTTTGCGACTTAATCAATTCTATTTTCATAATTCTATTAGGGTAAAATTTATCAATTGATTTGCGGAAAAAATCTTTATTGCTTCGAACCAACGTGCATCTGGCACTACCATACAACCAGCTGACCAGTTATCGACAAAAGACCCGACTCCGCCCCTATGGAAGTTTATTCCATAATAACCCTTTGTTTTTACCGTCTTATCGAGCTTTCTGTCTTTGTTGGCATCTCTATAAATCTCAATAGCTCCAGACTGAAAAAAGTAAGGAGCATTTAACCAAAGGCTTTTCCAATTGCCCGACGTGACAAACTTATGGCTCCCGATTACTTGCTGCTCGCAGGCAACAGCTGAGCCAGTGATGCCGCCAACCGTCAAAGGATTAAAAATTATAAAATCGCCTGGAGTAGTTGAGCAGCTCATGACCATGTCAGCTATCCTGTTATTGAACCTGATGCAGTAGTCTGCAAACTTATTGTCGAAGCTTTGGTCTGTTCGTACCCAAACTAAGTCGTTAACTGGCTTAACCCAGCCTCGAGTATTCATCTCATCGTCAATCCAAGCCTTTGCTCCTGCCAATGTAAGTGGTCCGACTATTCCGTCAATTGCTCCCGAATAATAGCCCCTATTTTTGAGTATCTGTTGAAATTTTTTCACAAACTTTTGTAATTTTAGACAAATATATATTAAAAAATGTATTTTTGTGCTATTAACCTAAAAAATATTTACCATGTCTGCATTAAAAACCTGCGTGATCATTTCAGCCGAACTAATAAGCGAGATCGGCAAAATCCTTGAGGATAAAAAAGTACAATTTTCTGAGCTTGTCGGTCTGGTACCTGAGCTTTTGAAATTGCCTAAATTCGTCACAAATATCTCCGCTGCTATTGATGAGCTTAAAGCTGGCATTTCGCCTCAATATTCGGAGGAAATCAAACAAGCCATTGCGCAAAAATTGGAGCTTACTAATGACAAAGCAGAGCTAATTGTCGAGCAGTGCATCAACTGGCTGGTCGTTACTTCGTCTGTTGTGCTGCAGGTTGTCAAAGTTGTAAAAAATAAATCTGGTCAATAGTTTGTAAGTTTGTTATAGTGATTAAAAAGTGAAAGCCCCGCAGTGATTGCAGGGCTTTTTTTTATAGACTAAGATTTTTTAATATTTTATAAAGTACGTTAACTACAATACTATTCCCAGCTTGTTTATATGCTTGACTATCTGATACAGGCCAAGTAAATGTATCAGGAAAGTCCATAAGTCGGAAGCATTCTCGAGGGGTTAGGCGGCGGATTTGGTAGTTGTTTAAAATACCTTGATTGCAAGCAGTATCTAAAGTCTGTGCAACACCTTTTCCAACTCTGCCTCGCCTTGTTTCGCTATTCAGTACGCTAAAATTTATCGAATCTCCCTCTGTAGCTTCTTCATAACCTTTAGATGTTGCAGATTTTATTTTTATTCCCTCTCCTTTATTTGTGCTTAATGTTGGTGAAATTCCATGCACATTATATATGTTACCATTTTGACCATAACCGCATGGATTTGTGTTTGTTACAATTTTTATAAAATTATCCTGTCTTCCCATTTTAGCCATTTCAGTTCTTAAAGTTCTTGCTTCATTAGTTTCATTTATAACTGGTGTATTAATTTGAAATTTTTCTGATTTATGATTAAATAAACAATCTAACATCTTCTCACTCAAAAAATACTTTTTATCTACTTCGCTTTCAAGTACATCTTTTAACCGCTTTGTTAAATGTTCTTCAGCAGGAAAGCTAAAATTATTATCTATATCGTCACGAATGCCAATTAAAAAAACTCGCTCTCTGTTCTGTGGTACACCGTGATGCTTTGCGTTTAATACTTTCCAATATAAGTGGTAATCTACAGCATCGGCATAAGGAAATAAAACAGGCGCACCGTTAACAGATTTGCCTCCTAAAAAATTAACCCATTCCGAAAATGTTCTACCGCCATCATCTGATAATAAACCTTTGACATTTTCAAAGATAAAAAAACGAGGTTTATTCTTTTCTATAAATTCCAAACTATTAAAAAACAAAATACCTCTTTTGTCATTTTTGCCTAATCGCTTCCCGGCTAAACTAAAAGCTTGGCAGGGCGGAGAGGTCATATAAATGTCTAAGGATTCGGACGGTATTTTACGCTCATAAACGTTTGTTGGATAATACTTAGGTTCTCCGTAATTATGCACAAATGTTTGCCGAGCGTATTTATCCATATCGCAAGCAAATATTTCATTATATTGAATACCGAGTCTATTTAGCGCTTGATTAAATGCACCTACTCCGCTAAAATCTGAACCTACTTTTATCATTGTTTTATAATTTTTTGTTCCTTTGGCATCGGATCGAACGACGCTTAAAACTTTAAACATTAGCACTGATTAAGTTTTGTTTTTCGCCACATAAACTACAAAGGAATTTTTTTATCGAATACTGAGTGAGTAATTTTCTATTATTAAAGCTCCCTGCACTTCCTGACCGCTTTCGAGCGCTTCCTTAATTGCTGTTTTGTTTGGCTCTGTCTTAATGCGTAAAAATTCAGCTCCTAACAAACTTTCGTCCGTGATGCTTACTGACTTACTCTTTCGGCTCGATATTGTCACAAAAGCCGTTTTGATTTGCCCGTGAGCAACAACTGACTCAAGTAATCTGTCCGCTAATTTGTCGGAGGAGTTTTCATAGCGTTTAGCTATTTCCTGCAGACGCTTTATTTCGCTTTTAATTAGCTCCGCTTGAGACTTTAATTGCTTAATGACATAAACATATCCCTCGCCCTTAGTAAGTCGCTCAGACTCGGAAATTTCGAGGGCTGCCTCAAGCTCTGGAGTCATCTCGCCTCCGTTGTTTTCGATTTGGCTGTAAACTTCATAAAGTTCAGCGTCAATGTTAAATAGGTTTTTCATAAAAATAAGGTTTTAAAAAGTGATTAAATGTATCCGTTATCCATAAAACTGTAAAATGTATTTCCTGCAACTATTATATGATCGTAAAGTTTTAAATCTAATAAATGAGCGCCCTCTTTTATTTTACGTGTCAAATCAATATCATGTTGACTTGGTTGAGTGTTTCCACTCGGGTGATTGTGTACGCAAATAAATCCAGATGCACCACAAATCAAAAGTCTTTTAAAAAGTATTTTTAGATCTACAACCGTTGAAGATATTCCGCCCTGACTTAATAAAATTCTTTCCATTACTTTATTATTTCTATTTAGTGCCAGTACCTCAAATCGCTCGTGATCTAAAAACTGCATATCCTTTACAATCTGGTAAGCATCGTTTGCGCTGCGAATTTGTGCTTTTTCATCTTCCGTGTTAATTAAAGACTTTGCTGCTTTTATTTTTTTAGCTGCAGCCTTTCCTGCGATGTATTCAATTTCAATGTCGCAAGCTTGGAGAATGTTTATGCCTGAGTCTTGGATTTTTTGAGCTGCTTTTGCTCCGATTAAGATTTGTAAGTTCATAAAAATAAGGTTTTAAAAAGTTAAAAATATTGAGGTTTGTCGGATGCCTCTCCCCGTTGTTTTTTATACAAATATTCCTGCATCCCAAAGTGAGCGCAAAAAATTGTGATGCTCATTGATTACTTTATTTAAAGCATTATTTCTTTTAATCCAAAAACCGTATGGAGCTTTTTCAGAGTTAACATCGATTTTTTCCAATTTTGAAATAGCTTTTTCCATTGCTTCAAGTTTTTTAACTGCTTCGATAGTTGTCATAATAAAAGGTTTTTTGTGTGATTGTTAATTCGTCCTAATTGTATTATAATACAAAGATAGATTTTAATTTAAATAGGTAGTTAGTTTTTTATTATTTTTTTTTCAAAAATGTGATTTTTTTTTCTGTTTAGAACTTTTTTTGCCTTTTTTGAGCACTTTTTGCCTTAAAAAACTCAAATTTTGCCCTCAATGCGAGTTTAAAAGCATCTCTTTTGTCCTGCTCAGATTTAAGACCTTTGTAATTTAAAAGATCCAAGCCGTGATTTCTGGCTTCTGCCTTCGTGATCAGGTCGGACCACTTTATACCCTTATCCGCTGGACTGACTGAGTAAACTCCAATGCTGAGCCGATATTTTGCATAATCGACAGACATTTGAGAAACTGCCTGATTTTTGCCCACGTCCCGACTAATTTTTTCCCTGCCACTGGCGGATCTGACTTTCGGGCTTATGAAGGTGTGATTTGTTTCGTTGCTGTTCTCAATACAGATTAAAGCCTCCAGGTTATTGTCTGCAATTTTATCGATAAATTCGACAAAGTCTATAAATGTTTTCATTTTCTGAAAGTCTGCGATATTGTCATTTATGACGCAAACATAAAACCCGTTCTCCCTGAATGCAGGATCAACCCCGACGTAAAGAATCATTGCTCACTGGCTTTGACTTCCTCGAGAAATTGCTCCCACTTTTTGCCCTTCATTTTTTTAACCCAGTCTTTGCGGATGAAGGCATCTCTCGCAGGGTGGTAAATATATTGCACGCCCTCCAGATTTATGCCTCCAAAGTGCCTCCCGATTGCAATATAAGGCTGTTTCGAGCCTTCCAAAATAACAATTGATTTCATAATGCAAATAATTTAATTTGTGAAACGTGGTTTTTTATTCGTTTTACCGCTGCATCGTAGTAATCTTTATCAAGTTCGCACGCTGTTAATTCAAATCCGTAATCGTGGCAGGCGATGGCAATTGAACCTGAACCTAAGTGTGTATCGAGTATTTTATCATTTGGTTTTGTGTATTTATTTAAAATATATGAATATAAATAAATTGGTTTTTGAGTAGGATGTATTCTTTCAAGTCCATCCTTGGCATTAGAACCAAGCCATTGTTTTGTTATTTTTCTTAATGCTCCTTTGTAAGAAGTCCATGCTAATTCCCCATCAGCAAAATCGTTTAAACCAGTCATTTTATCCCAAAACAACCAAGCTGAAGTAGGTGGTAAAAATTCAGTCATATAATTACCTCCCCAAATAACCTGATTTTTACTAACCCTAAATAATTCGCTAAAATATGATTCTTTTGGTATTGTTTTATCCCAATCATTTACTCCTCTATAAATCTTTTTCTTGCCGTTTCCTAATGTCATCTTGTTTGCTCCTATCCCATAAGGTGGGTCAACAATAGCCAAATCAAAATACTTATCAGGATAGCGTGCCATTAGCTGCATATTATCCTCGTTAGTTATCTGTATTTTATCTGTTATATTCATAGCTTTTTATATTTGTTTAGGTAGTTTAATGTAGCATTTGATTTATAGCCCTCTGAGCCTCCGCACCACATTCGAGCCAGTTCCTCGTATGTCGGATAGCGTCCATGCTTTTGTGCAAAGGTGTGGCAAAATATTCCCATTGTAGCCCAGAAAACGTGCTCCGCTTTTTCTTTGTTGAACATATATTT